GGTAATAAATATAGTATTTATCTCTTGTAGTAGATAGTTTTGACCATATCCAGGAAAAATCGCCTATCCCAGAAGGAACTAAAATTTTATATAACATCGTTTATATTAATCTTTGGAAATTGTGTAATTTTACTTTGTAATGAACAATTGAAAATTTTATAATCCTTAAAAGTCTTGTAGTAATCATTCTTAAGACTTATTTCTTCCGAAGGTTTATCATATCTGTCGTGGTAATGAAGGTTATCTCCATCAAATCCCAATAGATATATTGGCTCATAGCCTAAAGCAACTGCTATGGAGATAGCCGCAATCCCTGTTAAAGAAGAAGCGACTTTGCCAACATAAATACCTTTTTCTAATCCTTCTTTGCCGTAAAATTCTTCTACTGGCTTATACAATTGGATGTCTTCTTTAAAATTCATCCGCCAGCTATCAATATTAGCAAATTTCAAGCAATCTAATTTATCTATCTGGTTTTTATATTTCTCGTAAAAATTACCATCTATCCATACCAAAATAGTAGGCTTGATATCGATGAAGGCAACATTACAAGCAATTGTGAATTCATTTTCTAATCTCTTAAAATCAAATCCTTTTAAAGAACTACCACCACCGATAATAAATACTCTCTTTGCCATATCATTAAGAGGTGGTAGGGAGCGATTACTCGCCCCCCACCACTATTTACTCTACTGTCAATCGGCAACATACTTGTGCATAAGCGTGATTGTGGCAAAATCTTCGTTATTGAATACAGTCTTGCCAAATCCAGCCAGCATCTTTGTACCAACTCCAGGAATGGTGTTATAATCAAAAAGTTTCTCATTCCAGGTTGGTCTGAGCGCCCAGGCAACCACTAATGCCTGCGCTCCTAACAACACACTGTAGCAATATTTGTTCGATGTGTCATAAAGGAGCGGCGAACGGTCGTATTCAAAAAGAACTACCCCATCTACTACTCCCAACGCGCCAGTGAATAGAGGATTGGATTTGCCTCTAATATTGGCATACATCTGGGCGTTTTTCCAGTCTGAGTCAGCCTTAAGGGCCTTGGAAGCATAGGGATGGACTATCATCGCATAATACTCATCGCCTTCAATTTTGACTGGACGAACTTTGGGTGTAGCTAATTGAGCCATTCGCTTGCATGCTTGAATATATGCTACGCTCAATGTTCCTGGAGATTCGCCAGTAACATCTTTTCTACGATTGGTTGTTGGTGAAGTGATTGCCGCGGTGAGAAGCGACTTCTCAGTCTTCTCGCCAATCCACTCCTTCAGAGCGTCCTTCATCTCAGTCCTTAAATCAAACGCCGGTCTCTGAAGGTCAATCAAAGAGCGCGCTCTTACTGAATGACCATATTCAGTTAACTCTTGACTGAAATCATAGAAAGTTAAGGCTTCTTCATTACCTTCCAGAGTAATCCCTGCCTGGCCAGATTGCCCTTCGCCAGTCATAACCATTCTCAACGGAAAGGTAATTTTGTCACCGTGGGTCTTCGTTAAATCGGTCTTGACCTGTACAATGTTGTCAGCGCTTTCTCCCATAAAACGAGAGAAAAATATGTTCCGCAATGCCTCTTTGAAAAGTTTCGCGGCCCATATTTTGGCAGCGAGAGCACTATCTTTTGCAAATTGTGTTTGTGCCATATTTTATTCTCCTTCTTTCCTTGCTAACTCATCTAATTCCTGGTCGGAGAGCTTTAACAGGTCGTCAATAGAGGCTTTTTCTAAATTAAATCCGCTAGTTGCGCCACCTCTGCCTCCACCTGTCTTCGGCTTCTCCTCCGTAAGTTTTTTAACTATCTCTTCTGCCTTTTTTTTGGCAAGAAGTTCACTGAAATCAGGATGAGTAAGTCCCATCTTATAGGCGGCTTCTGCGGGGTTTGGGGACCTACGGATTGCTACTTTTAGTTCAGGACTTTCTTTTAATAGCGGCTTAAGCCCCTCCTCAATAACTCTCTCGTAGGATAATTCTTCGCCTACCTTCTCCGGAGAGTATTTATTCGCTACATCTTTTTCGGATATAGCGATAAATTTGCTTTCCAAATCGCTAAGATGAGCGCCAACTGTTCTATACAACTCATCTTTTACCATCTGGGTTTCTTTCTCAAGGAGTTTTCGAGCTGTTTTGAGATTTAAATAATCCTCATCAGCAAACTCTAAACCTTCTTGAGTTTCAGGAGATTTTCCCGCTTCCTCTAAAGCTTGAGTTAAAACCTGGAGTCTATCTTCCATCTCCTCAACCCTTGCTTTAAACTCTTTCTTCTCCTGTCTCTCCTTCTGAAGGTCAGCAAGTATTCCCTTAATCGCCTTTTCCTTCTCATCCTCAGGTGCGGGAGGCGCACCTGCTTTGGCCTTTAACTCTTCAGAAAGTTTGGTCTGCTCTTCTTGAGGAAGGGCATCAAACTCCTCCTGAGTTAAACCCAAATCTTTTAATTCTGTCTCTCCCATTTCAACCTCCTTCTTATCCTCTTGAGGTGTAAGAGGAAACCCTGTAATCTTATCCCGTTACAGGTTCGGGAAACCCACTAATTCCTTTAGTGGGTAAATAAAAAAGCCCTATCAACACCACAAACCTATGGTATCAATAGGGCTTTTATTCTTTTACTTATCCCTGATTAAAATTTATTTTGAAAGAACTAATTTAAATAGTTTCTTCCTTTGGCATTTTGTAAGATTGATTTTTCACAATATTCGCCAAAGTTCCGTTAAAAAAATTCAACTGCAAATTACCCGTATAAGTCGGGCTATTTTCTAAAAGTTTCGTTATAAACTTAGTAATAAATTCTATAATCTTTGCGTGTTTTTTAAGTAACATATTCTGCTGGAAACTCTGGCACTCCTGGTGGCACTCCTGCTGGTGTTTCTACTGGCGCTTCTGCTGGCATTCTTGCTTGTTTTGCCTGCTCTAATTGCGCAAGCATCTCTTCAGCTCCAGGAATATCTCCGTACTTAAGCAATATCTCAGGAGGCACAGGAAAACCTGCCTTCACTAACTCCATCAGCATTGCAAAGTTCATCATCCTTACTGTTGTCGCTGAAGAAGAAGTTGTCAATACCACTTTGTACTTTCCTACTTTACGGGACTTGATAATGTCGATCGGGATTTTTAACTTTTCTAAATCTACAACATTGGCGATCTCTTCATCAGATAAAATATCGGTCTTACGCACAAACTCCAAAAGCGTCTCTGCTAATAATTGCTGAGACCAAGCAAAATTATCAAACACAGGTTCAATGGTAGTAAGTCCTGATTGTCTTCTTAAGTTCATCAAAATCCCCGAAGTGCCTGCCTCTTCTTTAAAACCTAACAAGTCCGGATTAACTCCTGAGATTTTTTTAATATCATCATCGGCAATCTTGTCAAGCGTAATCAAGGCATTTGATAAAGGAATCGGAGTAATACGCTCCAAATAACTGCCTTTTCGCTTCATAATATCTATGCCTGCCTCTGAGCCTCTGTTTTCTAATTTCATCCTCTCAGCGGGTAAACCTGCAAAAGTATCATCATCAAATATAAATCCCGAATTAGCAGAGGTATTAATTAAATGCAATGCCTGACTTCTGCGCTTATTTATCTCCTGCTGCGGGTCAATTAAATCCTCAACCTCGCCCTTAACATAAGTTTTATCGGCAATAATATATTCTGAACAATAACGTATTAGCGGAAAGAAAGATATATCGCCGAAAGGTTTCTCCAGATCTTGGCAGACTACATCGCCTACCATCGTGGTTAAATTCAAGACTGGCACAACTCTTTTTACTGTTCTTAAAAATGGGTATTGATTGATTAAACTCTGTAATTCATCGTCAGATTTTTTTACTTCCTGCACCTCAAGGGTGTTAAGATTTATAAGTAAATTTTTCTCAACCCATTCTCGCCAGTAACACTCCTTGACCAGATAGCGGTATTTCTCCAGATTAAGCGCCATCTCCCTTGAGGATATCTCGTAATCTTTTGTCTCTACGCCCAACCGAGAAGTCTCCATAGGGTGAACGGTAGTTAATCCTGCGGATAATTCTTTTCGGACTTTAGGAAATCTCGCCTCAATCTCGCTCTTATCTAACCAGTACCCTCTAATAACAAATCTTGCGTCTGATAAATCGTATCTTTGGCTGTAGGGGTCTTCCCAAACAAGTAAGGGGTTCTCTCTGGTCAACAATAACTCGCCTGTTAAAGGGTCTTTTTCATAGTCAATATCAACTGCAAGCCAACCCTTGCCACAGATAACTCCATCCATAAATTGCTGAGAGATTTTCCAGGGGGCATTTGAAGTATCGTAAAAGTATTTTAATAATTCCGTGAATACATCCGCTAATTCTTTTAGTCCACCCTGTCTTGCTACTATTCTTGGGTCTTGTCTATTCTGCCTCTGCCAACCCGACATATTGCGGATAATCGGCTTGATTTTATTGAAAGTTAAAGCGGGTTTTTTAAGGTTGGCTAATTGCGCCTTAACATCCGCATCCCACTGGTCGCCATAAAAAAATCGCCAGGATTTTTTAGCTCTCTCAATCCAGTTACTCCATTCATCTTGAGCACAAGCCCAAAATGTTTTTACCTTTTCTATCCTATTCATAGAACTCTCCTATTTACTCAAAATCAATAGCCAAAACATCAAACTCATAACTATATGTTTCCTTTTTGGGTTCAGAGTTCAGAAATTTACTTACTCTCTTGACTTTAAGTTTTACTCTGGCGTCTATTTCATCACCTATCATCTCATCGGTAATCGGCAATTCTTCGGTAATGTCGAGGATGTCTAAAGAGGGATACCATACTTGTCCAGATTTTGGCAAAGACGCTGCTGGCGTTCTCTTTTTTTCTAATTTTATCATTTTAGCTCCTTTTTGTTTTTATTTCTCCAACGCTTCTTCCAATTTAGAGCGTGATTTTCTTTTCTTCTTTAAGATTTTTGCTCCTGCTTTGCGGGCTTGCGACAAAGCAACAGCGAGTTGTTGTTTTCTACTCCACTCGGGATGTTCTTTTTTTATATATCTCATAATCACCCCAATATTACGAGTAACTGGTAGCGGCATTTTTAACCCCCTTAATTTTCTGCCAAAAAGTTAATCTCTTTTCCTTTGGCTCTTTTTCAATTCTTGGCAATGATGGCGGAGTAACCGGATGACGCTTTTTATTATATTCGCTATTTGGATTTGCTCGTTCTGCCCAACCCATTTAAACTCCCATAAAGCTTCCTGATAATTGAGTTTGGGGATAATAACTATCCTCTCTCTGTGGTATATATTTTGTGTATAAGTCCACAGGCCAGATTGCCAAACCCAAACTTATTACACAGTCATCATATTGCCCCACTGGAGCACAATACTTAATATTACCAAATTTACTGACTTCGTAAGTAAAACTTTCTAATTCCTGCTTTAAAGGCCCAATCTCCGGGAAGCCAATTAACCTCTGTTCAATAGCGAGAATTAATTTTTCAATTAACCTGCTCTTATTTTCATTAGTGAATTTATAAGGTATTATCCTTAAGCCTTCCCGCAACAAATCTTCATAAATCGGATCGCCTACGCCAGTAGCATCAATTACGATCTCTGCATTGTTGTACTTCTTTGCTAAAAAACTAATCTTCTGTTTTTGTAGAGACCAGGAAATTTCATTAAACCGCTCAAAAGCCACTACCCGCTTATCGTATTTTGAGAAACAAGTTAAAACTGTAAAATCTTCTGTCTTGGCTAAATCCACACCAAGCGTATATTCAAATCCCCCTTTTGGCTCTTGTAATTCTCCGCCAATGCAACGGTTAACCCCAGAAAATACCCTTGCCTCATCCTCTAAAAATTCCGCCTCAAATTCCTGTTTGAATATCCGCTCTGGCAATTCTTTTCTTGCCTGCTCAAACTCCTGCGCAGGAAAGTAAGGATTATCTTTTGAGCTGAATTTCCAACTCTGCCATTCGGGGTTATTACTCTGTCCCCGGATAAATAAATCAAAAAACCAATTCCTTGCCTTTGGCGTAGAGATAAAAACCGCTTTGCCCTGCTTATCTGATAACGCTGGTCTTATGCCCGCTTCCCAGGCTCGCTGAGGAATCCTGGCACACTCATCAAGCAAAGCAAAATCTATCCCCGCTGCTCGTAAACCCTCGTCTTCTCTCTCTGCTGATTTATATTCTATAGTCAAAGCTTTTAATAATTCCAATCTATGCTCGGCGATATTTTTATTGGTAATCAAATCTTTAAAATAATCCAATGACACAATCCAATCTTCTCTAACTAAATCAAAGGTCGGAGCAACCACCCAGACACGCACTTTATTATAATGCTTCAAGAGCGTAAGACAAACCCTTGCCATCTCCATTAAGCCTGATAAGCTCTTGCCCCAGCGCCTACCGCAGGACAAAATCTTAAATCTTGCCTGGCTCTGATGGAATTTCTCTTGCGCCCAGTGCGCTGTGTAGGGTATTTGTATTGTTAGGTTCTCCATTGTTGAAGATTACAGTAATATTTTTATGAGCAAAGCCTGTGTCCTTAACTAAATCTGGACAAATCTTCTTCAAAACCGCAACTAAAACTACTTCATACTGCAAGGCACGCTTGGCTACTACTTGAGCAAAATTTTTATAACCTTGACGCTTAGACTCATCATCAAGCGCTTTTGTAAGTTCTTCTATAAAAGTGAAATGATTTCTACCGGTAGGATTAGCGACATACCCTTTAACAAAACGACCCTTTGCATCTCTCCCAACGTGTACTTTATTTTTCTCCAACGTGTTGGTTTCCATCAGTCTAAAACCCTCACTGTTAGTTCTAATCTTTTTTTAGCAGGAATAGCAAAAGCAGAAAGTTTATGTTTCATACTCACACGAAAACTAAGTAATGCTTCGCCATCTTCGTCATCGATGTATTTATACTTAACGGCTTCAAATTTTAAACCTTCTCTCTCTTTTAACTTATGCTTCATCATAAAAAGATAAAGCATATTTTGGGGATTTTGTCAAGAAAAAAATAAGGTTAGTTTAACCTGCTAAAACAATTGTAAACCCACGCTGACGCTGGTACTTAGTACATAATACAGGTATCAGTGTTGAGTTATACAATCTCGCTTGTCTCATTCCCTTCTCAATAAACATATAATCACAGCCGTTATCTTCTTTAACTGATATACAAATATGCTTTAAGTCAATCTGGATATCTTCACCTATTAAGACCATATCTTCGTAACAAAACTTGAGAGAGTTTATTACAATGTAACGTCTCATATAATGCCCTAATACTTTAAGAGTATCAACAGAGAGATATTGGTGTATTATTTATCCGCCTTTGAGCTACTTCTGCATATTTAGAATTTAACTCAATCCCAATGAATCTCCTGTCTAATTTCTTGACCACCACTCCAGTTGTACCTAAACCTGCGAAAGGGTCAAGGACTATACCATCTCTGGGACATCCCGCCAATATACAAGGTCTGACTAAATCTTCAGGAAAAGTGGCAAAATGGACCCCCTTAATTGAATTTGGTCTTGTTGGTATATCCCAAACACAACGTTTGAATCGACCTTGTATATTTGGACGCATATTTCGGTTACGATAAGTTTCTTGTCCTGTGCCTTTATTCCAGCTACTCTCTCTATTGGCTTTAAGAACATTGCCACCCCATCTATTCATCGGCTTATTGTATCTCTCATACTGCATTTCAAAATAATATTTCTTATTCTTCACAAAAAAGAGAACATATTCAAAATCTACTGTAAATCTATCTTTTACCGACGATGGCATGCAGTTAGGTTTTCGCCAAATAATTTCATTACGCAATATCCAACCACGATTAACCATCTCAATAGCAAAACGGGACGGAATTAAACACATACATTTTGCCTGATATTGTGAATAATCCCAGTTCTTCACAGGGCAATCATTTCTACCCCTACCATATTTAGGGTCTTTAAAATTAACTATTCCATCATCAAACTTAGACCAGCCACCGTGTCCACCACCATAATAACTATCTCCAATATTCACCCACAATGTCCCACTTTTTTTCAACACTCGTTTTATCTCGTCAAATATATTACAGAGATGTTTAATGTACAATTCAAAAGTTGGTTCTAATCCCAACGAACCTTGCCAAGCTCCACACTTGGTACAGAAATTACTGCCCTTATCATCGCTTGCACCTTTATCTTTATACCACCTTTCTTTACCCGGGTTTGTTTCTCCAGATTTATGCCTTAGTGTTTTCTGTAATTGTTCCCATTCATGCTGACAACTTTCATCTCCATCCCATATCAACGGTTCAGTTTGATAATCTCGTAAACCCCAATAGGGCGGAGAGGTAACGCAACAATCTATGCTTTCATTATCCATCTTTTTTAATTCGGCTTGACAATCTCCAAGTCGTAAGTCTATCATTTTACGTTTCACACAAAAATTCCTCCGGTTTTTTACCGTTGCTTATCCATACCCTTGCTTCATATGCTTTAGTTATTTCCGGCGGTACTCTTAACGAATAAAACAATCCCTTGCTCGGACACCGCATCTTCAATACATGCACAGGCTCTATATCTATGTTTTCTATGCGATATAGCTCATATTCTCGCCAAGTGTCTAATAGTTTTCCTTGCAATTTCTGGAGTATCCTATCTATCCCTATTTTGCGTATTATTTCTCGCCGAACCTCAGCATTAGTTTCTTTGATGAGCAATTGCGGGTCAAGTTTTTCAGCAGGAGTGAGAACAATGTCTTTATCCACATGTACCCCGTTAAGAAAATAATATTTTTCTCCGTTTTCCCATAAAACTGCTTCTTTGGTTTCGTTATGCAGAACTCCATTTTTAAGCGATATTTTAGGATTGCAAACATAAACAATTTTATCGGGCAATACCCAATAGGAGAAAAGTCCATTTTTATAAAGTTCAATATATCCCTTAAAAAAATCTATGTTTTTATTGGTAACTATACAAGTAATCTCCTGGACAATATCCCAAACGATATCTGGAGAGGCATTCCAAATAATTTTATTACGAATGGCATTGCAAATGTCATCCCAAACAGCATTACGAATGGCATTACAAACAACATTGAAATCGACAACAGCATTACAAACGGTATTACAAATGGCATTCCGAATAACAATATTACGAACGGTATTACAAATGTCATCCCGAACATTGTGAACAACATTGCGAACGTCATCCCAAGCAATTTTATAAACCATTAAATACCCTTCTTTATGGCTTGGCATATTAACAAGCTTCTTTTGAGGTAATTTTATCCTATCCAGACGCTCAGAAAATAATCTCTCTATCTCTTCTTTATTCACAACAGGATTATCCCAATAACGCTTTAATTCATCACAAACCTGTTCTAATATTTCTCGGTCAATCTGATGCATTTCTCTCTAATCCCTCACTGCTCTATATTTAGCTTCTGATATTTCATATTCCCTTTGTGTCTCAATCTTGTAATTCCCTTGAGGTAACTTTATAGTGTTGTGGTCTGGATGGATAATCTCTACTTCCTCTTTAGCAGATAAATAAAGCACTCCATTTTCTTCATAAAGTTTAGCATCTCCAATTACTTCGTGCTTATGCCCTGTTGCTTCACCTTCGGCAAGAATTTTGTTTCCTTTCTCCTTTGCCGTTACAGAAATACTCACAATAGGTGTTATTTCTAATTCACCTTGACGGTATAGCTTCATGCTTTACTCACCTCCTTTTTTTCTTTCTCAAATCCATAAAATTAGCTTCTTTGAATCTCCGCCAATAATATTTGCTTAGACTTCTTCTCAATGTCATAAGCTTGCTATTTACTTTCATCTACCCCCCGACATTTCGGGTAAAGATTTCTTACCCCACCATCCTACTCACTATATTACTTCTTCTTGAGAAATAGTGAGTGGGAGGGTGGGGTATATAAGCATTTTTCGTCACCATTTACTCTCTTCCATAAGCTTTAAGTATTGTTCTACAATTTGTTTCTGAATCGCAAAACCCGCCTCTTTGTTTATTGGGTGTGCTATACTTATTCGTGTCCCGTTGTTTAATGTTCGTGAAGGATAAGCAAGACGATAGCCAAGAGGAGAAGAAGGAGAAGTATAGATTGCTATACTGCCAAGATAGAGCTGATTATTTATAATGCAAGAGGCGAAAGCAACGAGGCCGTCTTTAGGTTTGACCGGTATGATTTGGATTTCCGACACCACAAGTTCGCTCATTTTTATATCTCCTTATCTATAAATCTTCCTATTCAGGAACAGCGGTTAAAGAGACGATTTTCTTCTGCCAATATTCTATTGTCCTGGCCTGCTGGGCTGGTAAATTCTTAGATATCTTCTTTCCGGTAATAAGATAATCGCCTAAAATTTTTTTATCTTTTCCTTGACAATAATCTTTAAGTCGCTTATCGAGTTCGGCATATTCTGAGGCAGCGTCTTTTAATTCGAACCATCGCTTTATCGTTCTCTCTGCCTCAATATCATCTAAAATCTCTATCCCTTCAGCCCTGCGAATATCTGGCAAACAGATAGCTTGGAATGGACAATAATTTAAACAGACAGAAATATCTTCAATCCGCTCAGGTAGAGTTCCATTCTGGATGTGTTTATTTATCCGCTCCGCCTTTCGCAGCAGCTCTTCAACATATTCATAATCAAGCTCTACCCATATCTCTTTGGGCAAAAAGGTGAGTTTATTTTTAATATAAAATAACCCCTCCGGTTTCTCTTGAGAGGTTAGTTTATTAACCGCAGCCATAAAGAGATAAAGTTGCAATTGAGCGGGGTAAGCCCGGATATAGGGTTTTTCGCTTTTTAGCATATCTTCTGCGCTATTCAATTTATCAAAATCAAAAGGCGAAATTCCCTTAATCTCGCAAGGGTAATTCTGCCCGTTATCTGAAATTAGGCAATCAAGATGTCCGGTGATTTCCTGTTCTTTTAATTCAAAGTCCCGGCCTTGCTGGATAGTTTTATATCCGGCTTCTTGTAAATCCTGCAAGGCAAGGTTCTCAATGTTTCGGCCACCGTCGAAGATAAATTCTCGTTCTACTGGCGGCAAGACGGCCTTCTCCCAAGCAGTGCGGTGATATACTAAACACCTTTCACAAGGATGGCCTAATTGACTTGCCCTATTAGAC